AGCTATAGGAACGTACCCCTGGCTGGAATCGAACCAGCGACCAACAGATTAGAAGTCTGTTGCTCTTCCGCTGAGCTACAGAGGTGTAATTTATTCTTCGTGTTTATATATTTCTATTAAGCCTAGCTCTTTTGCCAAGGCTTGCCCATCTTGACTTAATTCAAATGTAGCATCAAGGTTTTCATCATATGAGACCTCAACCAGCCCTTGCTCGTAAAGCTTTAACATTGCGCTATCTATATAATCAATATGCGCTTGCCATAACTCTGGCGCTAAGTCTTTTGCTTTTTCTGTTACAAGAAAAATGAACTCTCCATCTTCATCAATGCCCTCAACAGATACGGCACCAATTTCAATATAGTAATCTAGGTCTTTCATTTCTTCTTCCATGTGCAACAGGTAGGACTCGAACCTACGATTACCGAATTATGAGTTCGGGGCTTTAACCAACTAAGCTACTGTTGCCTAGTTGTAATTATATTATAATCGCATCCTTATTGTCAATAGTTTTTTCAACTATCTGCTGTACGTACTCTGAGAAATGTTTTCTTATTTTACCAGGAGGACGTGACCCAATAGAATTCCATACTCTTGTATATTCAACAATGTTTGCAAAGGTTGTTGGACATACTACTATTCCATTAAACTCTCTTAAAACAGTTGGAAGTGGTACGTGTTTGCCACAACACTTACACTCTTTAGCTTTATCTTGATATTCGCTCATATTATTTGCATCCTGTCCATTGCTTCTCTTAAATCCTGTGGCATTCTTGGTGCCCTTATCATATTTGTTGATGTTACATCTGGGTTGTCTCTGCTGAAATCATCATGTATTGACATCGATTCATATGTATGTATGTTTATCTCATTATTTAAATCTGGTCTCGTCCTACTAATTGAATTAAATATTGATCCGCATACTGCATCCGCCAAGTCTTTTGATCCTTTTCTAGGGTGGTCAACCTTATCACGCATAATTTTTAATTGCAAAAGCTCATCAATAAGTAGCGGAATATAAGGCCCATTTAATCTTTCTTCTAGCACAACCATAGCCATGTCATCATAATGTTTTTTAGCGACAGACAGAATCTCTGTATTGATTCCATACTGTTTCAACTGCTGCATCATGTCGTGAGAGTTCCATCTATCAAATGTACACACAGATATGTTAAATCCTCTAGTCTTTAATGCAAGAATGTAGTCTTTAACTTCTGTAAAGTCAACTGATTTATCTGGTGTAGGGGTCCAATACCTAACAGCATCTACGCTAACAATTGGGGCTGGCTGTGAATATTCATTTGTAACTTTTACATTTACCCAGCGCTCAACATGTGCTAATGCTACTGCACAATGGTCATGCTTTTGAGCTAAGTCTACGTGTATAAAGTATCTTGTATCTTCTTTTGGCTTAAACCATTCTTCTAGTCTTCCAAAATTATCTACTGCTAATGCTGTGTTATTAAATGCTTTCTCAACCTTTTCACGTGATTTAAAGAATGCGTCAACCATCTCTGGTGGCATGCAGGCAAATCTACCAAGAGCATCCATAGAATTTTTATAAAAGTCTACTTTAAAATCTTCAATTTTTTTTGTTGGATTTACTTCCCACGTAGGTCTTTTAAGTGCATATGTCTTTGGATAAAGATAAGATATGATATGGTCTTCTTCCCATTCTACATCTATTTCATTGCCTTCTGTTCCGTCTGGGAGGTCGTCGTCCATTTTTAATTTCTTTGATCTTACTATTGTTTCTTTCTCTCCGATTACAGACTCATAAAATTTTTGAATTGGGTCATTCTTAAAGCGTGGGAATGAAAGCAATATAACTTTTCCATAGTCTGGAAATCTTGACATCACTGATGCACGGTACATGTCGTAGATAGCATCAGCCGTTTTAGCTTGATCATGTCCAGTTGTATTTTCCATTGCAAAGCCAGAAATTTCATCAAGAATAACTGTTATAACGTTATATCCTTCCCAAGCTTCTCTTTGAGAGTGGCCAGAGAAAACATTTACATTTTTATCAAATTTAATTTCAGAAGCTTTAGGCTCATACTTTCCAGCAAACCAGGGAGACAATTCAATTCTTGTCTTGAATCCTTTAAAGAAAACATTATTGGCTTGCTGTGCATTGATAGCAATATTTAGAATATCAATTGTATCTCCAGGAGGCTTGCCGTAATACGTAGCTGGATCTTTTAAGCATAGCAAAAGATATACCTGATATGCTACAGAGATTGTTGCTGTGTAGTCTTTACCAGATCCTTTTCCTAGCTGGGCTATAACTTCGTTGCATGTTTGCTTAAATCTTATTTTACCATCTTCTTCACCAAATAATTTTATTAGCGTGGACTCTTTATAAATTTGAGATGATTTTTCAATTATAGTGTACTGCAGTTCAGATAATGGTGGCAGTCCTAAATAATTTGGGTCAGTTACAAATGTCTGTAGATCTACTGGACGTTCTTCAAACTCTTCTCCGTCAAGTATATCAATTAGGTCTGAGAAATCAAACGACATCAGCGTCCTGAATTACTATAGACTCAACAATACCAGTGATTTGAGAAAGCCTTTTTGCAACATCCATTTTGCATTTTGGGCATCCAGCAGTAACTTCTTTTAAAATTCCAACTAAGATTTCTTGCTTTCTTTCTGTCTCTGCAATCTGTGATGCTATCTGAGTATTTTCTAATACACCGACTGACTGTAGCATTGCTATTCTTTTGGTCTCTATATCTGCTATTAGCTTTAGGGCTGCCGCCTTTACGCTTAGCTGCCCACTTTGATCAGCATCTTCAACAGTTTTCCAAGCCTCTTTAATAAGCATTGCATAGTGTTGGTCTGCTCCAGAGATAGCTTCTCTTGCACGGTCTCTTATATTTGAATCGTTATGGACAACATTCTTCCAATCATCTACATATTCAAGCACTTCTTTCCTTGAATATCCAGTGATGTTTGCTATCTGTGTTGCAGAGTTACCCTTGAGTAACTCCTCAACGACCTTATTCATTCTGTCAAAATGTACTGCTGGCTCTATATCGCTCATATGTTTATTATACTTCTAGTTGACTGAAATAGCAAGCTTATTGGCAATTTTGAGCAGTATTAAATACCCAATTAAATCGTCAATATCATTGTCTCCTGGAAATGCTTGATCATTTTGAATCCTATTTAGTTTATCATCAATGCGTACTCTAATCTGCTCCCTAGATTCCGCCTTTGAAAATATGCGAATAGGATCAAGAGCAGAGTTTCCATATGATATATTCTTTTTAATAAGCATCTCTGCAGTTTCAAGACACTCTACAATAATTTTATGACCAGATGGGGCATCTGTTGACATTAATTGTAGGTCTGTAATCCATGCCTGATATCCACCGTCTTTGTTAGGGTAACCCGCCATTATCTTTTCCTTATCAGTTCAAATTTTTCTAAGTATCTCTGTACGGTCATAGCAGAGACTTCACACTCTTTTGCAATTTCAGTAACTGTTTTTCTTTGAACTATATATCTTCTATATAGCCAGTCCTTGCTTTGGTACAATTTCACATTGTGTTCCATTTAAAATGTTGTCTGTAATTTGTATAGCCAATTGCATTTCTATCAACCCACCAATCCTCATGGAAGTCTCTAACTACAAGAGCATAACCTAGAGAATCAAGTATCTGTCTCTGTGCATCACGCATAGCTATATTGTTTAAAACTAAATTAGCATCATGCTCAAATGTTATTACTGTAAATCTATATTTATTTAGTGGTACTGCTAATAGACCATGCAAAGATAGGTATGGATTGCCAACAGCATAACCCTTTGGATCATAGCCTCCATCAATATCTACCTGCAAATAATCTATCTGCTTTGGAAAATTATTTTCTTCAAAATATTTAATATAATCAAATTGAGTAGCATCACCGAGTATGCATGGGTTCTTTCTATTTTCTGAAACTTCTTTGTGGAATTCTGGGACTATCTCGAATGAAACTCCCTTCCAATCAAATTCGTTTTCAAGTCTATAGGTATTGCTTCCATTTTTAGAATGAAATGCGCCTAGCTCTACATAGTATCCTTCTTTTTTGTTCTCAAGTAATTTTAAAACAAACTCTTCTTGAGCACTCTTCTCTTGCCAGTCTGGACTCATCGTTTAGTTAACACCTCATTGGAATAGTGTGCAATGCCAAATGCATCTGCAACATCGAAATCATTTAAATTTAAATCATACATCTTATTAAAATAATCAACAGTCCTTTGCTTACGCATATTCCTTAATTGATTTTTGTACCAAGAATCAGCATAACCTGGGTTCTTAACACGAATTGCTTCCTTCTCAGCCTTTGTTGGGTTTTTGTTCCCAATATGGGCTTGCCATGAACTAGGTGCTATGGTTATAACCTTTGCGCCAGTTGACATTAGCTCCGCAATAACAACTCCATATACATATGATAATTTTATCACAGCATCTGGTGATCTTACAAGTATAGCACCTTCTACCACAATGTAGTCTGAGGCTAGCTGATCAAGCATCACGGACATCTTCTTTTTAGCATCGTATATCTTTTCATATATATCCATTCCAGAAAGATCAATCTTTCCCCACTTTAAAGGCTTGTTGCCCTCCATTAAACAAAAAGCAATTGAGTTTGTTGAGGCATCTATGCCCAATACTCTATGTGCTTTTGTCTTAACAAGGCTACTTAATTTCATTTATAATTTCCTCTAATAAATTTTTTGTCCTGCTTCTTTTCTTTTCGCATGCTGCACATATCAAATCAGTATTATATCTACTTAGCTTTGCTTTACATTTATTGCATAGTCTTACTGATCCATTTTTGATTGCTTTTTTCTCATAATATTTTTCCATTATTCTTTTGTTTGTTGCAACTCTGCAGCATTCATCAGTACAATATTTTTGATTATGAGTCTTTGCTTCAAAATCTTTAGCGCAGTCTTTGTTTGCACATATCATAGTTGAGGAACACTATACAGTTCAATTTGTACTGTACCCACTGGACTTGTCTTGTCATAGCATTGTTTTTTTACTGGACAATATGTGCAGGGCATTTTTGATTTAGTTGATCCTGCTGGTCTCATAGGCAAGTCACCGTTCTGAAAATTGTCCCAAACTTCTTGCATCCAAAGAAATGTATCTTCAATTATTTTAGTATTCTTTTCATTCATTGAAACTGGAATGATTAGGATCTCTTGTGTATTTTTATTTTCATACAGGAAGAATCCTTCTTTGGCTTTTTTTAATTTCATGTATGTTAATAGCTGAAGCATGTGGTTTGCAGAGGACTTCATCTCTGACTGCCTTGTATCCCATACTTCTTGCTTGGCCGTCTTGATTTCTCCTATAACTGTTTCACCATCGTACTCCATAATTAAATCTATAAATCCACGAATAGGAGGATACTCATTAATAATTTCTTCTTCTTCTGCTCTCCACTCAGGCATTGTCTTAATTAGATTCTGCAATCTTTCATGTGCCTGTGTGCCTTGTGCCATATTAGCAACCGCCACCGCATCATTATCATCAATAAATACTGCGCCAGAAAATGCCATGTACCAATATCTTGGGCAATTTCCATGACCATATCCTAAAGAACTTGGACTAAAAGATTTTTTTGTTATCTCTCCGTCTGGCCTTTTTGTACCTCTATACGCCTCATCTAAAAGGGTAGCAAATTTTTCTGGATCAAAAAACTTTCCAGTATGCTTTTTAAATTTTAAGTTCTTTACGATATCTCTAGCCATTTATGAATTGTACCTCACGACATACTTAAGTGCATCTACAAGTTTGTCTATGGACTCCTTTACTGAATAGTAAATATTTTTCTTATTGTTATT